TCGTTCATTTGATGCAGGTCGTTTCGGTCGTCTCGAAGATTTGAATGAAACACGTAATATCAACTTTGATATCAATAGTAGTATTTCAACTATTCGCGCCAGATGTCGAGCGTTAGCGCAAAACGACCCTCATGTAACGAAAGCATTAAGTTTGCTACGTAATAATATCATTGGGAACACTGGTATTGATTTACATTGCCAAGCACGTAAGCAAGATTCAACGTTGGACGAAAAACTAAACCTAATGGTTGAAGATGCGTGGTGGGAGTTTGGCCGATACGGAATAAGCACCACCTGCGGAACTATGACATTTCTTGAACTCCAGAAGTTGATTATTGAGTCTATTGCCAGGGATGGTGAGTTCTTCGCTATTAAAAGATATGGTTCTCAATTCGGGAAGTTTGGTTTTCAACTCGATTTGATTCCAATTGAATTATTGTCTCATTCATTCTCTGGATATGCAGATAATGGCAACGTTATCTTTCAATCAATTGAATATGACCGATTTTTGAAACCTCGGGCGTATTGGGTTAGCGACGAAATGACTAATCAAACTGTTAATTCGTTTACTCAGAATTACAAGCAGCCTTCAATTCGAATTCCTGCTGACGATTGCATTCACTTATTTGAAAAACATTATGTTGGTCAGTCACGTGGATTTAGTTGGCTAGTTTCAGCAGTATTACCGATTCACCATTTGAATAGCTATCGAATATCAGAACTAGAGCAAGCACGCATCGCTTCACTTAAGCAGTTATTCTTCACCTTACAACCTGGTGTTGAAGGTATGAGTCAGGAAGATATCGACGCTTCGGGCAGAATCAGTCAAAAACTTGAACCGGGTGGTGTTGATATCCTTCCACAAGGGGTAACTCCTCAGGTTATTGACTTTGCAACGCCAAATAGCGCAATGCCTGATTTTCTGAAAGCACAATTGAAAGCGGTAAGTTCTGGTTTATGTTTGAGTTATTCTTCGATAGCAAATGATTTGGAATCTATTAACTTCAGTTCAGCTAAATATAGTTTCGCCGAAGATGTAACTACTTTCCAAAATAAACAACAATGGTTCATCGACCACTTTTTGAACCGAGTTTATGAGGACTGGTTGAAATATCAAGTTGATTCAGGGCGATTAGCTATTCCTGCAACGAAGTATTCAAAATGTTTATCGCCTAAATGGACACCTCGTGGTTTTAGAAGTGTAAATCTTACTGAAACAGCTAAAGCGGCGACAATGTTATATCAACTTGGATTAGCAAGTCTTACTCAATTATCAAGCGAGTTTCTGGGTCTTGATTGGGAAGAAACAATTACTCAAATTGCTTCAGAACAACAAAAGATGGAAACATTGGACGTGGAATTACCTGCACTTGTTGATATTTTGAAACTTGAAGCGCTAACTCAAGCTGAAAGCAATCAATCTACAACATAACAATATAAAATAGACAAAGGAAATACCCATTGACGTGAGTATTTCCTTCTAACCACAACTTACTAAACCGGAGTAAATCATGACTGTATCTATTTATCAAAACCCGTTTGTCTTCGAAAAACACGGACAAGCATTTAGCAATTACATTGGATTATGCATAAAGCATTTCAATGACAAGAAAGACGAGTTTGGACTTACTACCCGGCATCATATTAAGTCGAAGTTTTTGACCGGTGGAAAATATGACAACTCACCTTGGAATGTAGTGCATTTACTTCATGAAGTTCATGTTGAAGCACATAACTTTTTGAAAGAAGCAATGCCGAATGAAAAAGGGGCAATAATTGCGGTAAATGGATTGAAAAGTGGATGCCCAAGATTAGCTGCTCAAGAAAGGTGGGAGAACCCCGAATATATTAAAAAACAAGATGAAGCCAATAATAATGGGACGAAATCAAAGAAATTGCGAGAATCACAAGCAAAACGCTATGAAGACCAAAACGAAAGATTGAAAGCAAGTGAAACACAAAAGAACCGACCAAGAATAAAATGTGAGTATTGTGGGGAAGAATTTAGCCCAGGAATGTATAAGCGTTGGCATGGTGAAAAATGCCCTAAGAATCCAAATAGAATAGCTTGAATTAGCTATTTTCAAAAACTATAAATAGATTTTGTAAATGAAATATTAAAGGAAGAAAATAATCATGCAAGACAGAGAATCATTTTCTCGGTCTGCAGAGTTTGAAAATGATAGCTATAACCCCGATGAAAACACTATCGTAATATCTTTCTCAAGTGAAACTCCATATCTAAGGAGTACTTCTTGGGAAATATTATCTCACGACCCAAATGATGCTGATTTTAGCCGCATTGACCAACATGCAGTTCCATTCATTTTAGAGCACAACACATCTGACCCAGAAGCACATATTGGAACCGTACTTCGCGGATGGATTGAAGGCACAAAAGGAAAGGCATTAATCAAATTTTCTGCTGACGAAGAGAAACGAGGGATTATCAACGACATAAAGTCTGGAGTTAGACCAAACGTTAGCGTTGGTTACTCACGATGGGACGAAACACTAATTGGCCACATAGATGGAATCAAGGCGTTTCGTTACAAGTTTATGCCTTACGAAATTTCATCAGTAAGCGTACCTGCCGACACGTCAGTTGGCCTTAACCGTTCAATCGAACCAATATCTAACCCAAGTAAGGAAGAAAAATCAATGGAAATCCAAGAATCAAAACAAGTAAATGAAGCAGAAGTTCGAGCATTAGCTATCAAAGAAGCAACTCAACGTGCTGTAAGTATCAACGATTTATGTGGCAAGTGGAATATGTCAGCTCGTGCTGCCGAGTTTATTGCTTCTGAAAAATCTTTCGACGAAATTCGTTCTGATATCTTAACTGAAGTTGAAAAACGTTCAGCTGATATCGAAATCAACAAGCAACCTCAGGATGCAGTTAGAAATAGCGCACCAGCTGTTCACACTCGTGAAAAAGACGTATTCAACGTAGCTCGCGCGTTAGAAGCAGCAGTCTCGGAAGACTGGAGTAAAGCCGGTTATGAAAAAGAAATGTCTCAAGAAGGGGTTCGTGGAACAGGCCAATCATGGAACAAAAGAACCTTCACTATTGATTTGAACACACGTGCTGATTCAATTTCAACTGTAGGCACCGCGGGTTCGGTAGGTAACTTGGTTGATACCAATTACCGCCCTCAAGACTTGATTGATGTGCTTTGGGCTAAAACAGCTCTAGGTCAATTACCGGTACATCGCGAAACTGGTTTGAAAGATAATCAATTATTCCCAGTGGTTACCAGCAAATCGACTGCACGTATGGTTGGCGAAACCGAATCACTAGGTGATGCAGAAAGTGTTACGACTACAACCAAAAATGCTTCACCAAAACAAATGGTTACTAAATCTGCGCTATCTTTGATGGCACAGTTTCAAACCACTCCTTCAACCGAATCTATTATCTACAAACAAATCTTTGAAGCAATTGCATTGAAACTTGACCAAATGTTACTTGCTCCTACTCAAGTTGCTGGGGAATTAACTTCATTGTTAGCAGCTATCACTGGTGGGCAAGTTGTAGCTGGTGGTACTAATGGTGCTGCTCCAAGTCGTACCAACTTGCTAAAACTTCAAAAAATCCTTTCAGACGCGAATATCTCTGATGCAGGTTTAAGATGGCTTACCAATCGTGGAACCATGCTTACTCTTGGTAACACATTGAATGATTCTGCTAATACCAACAGCGGATATATCATCCCATTAGGTGTTACTTCTGATTCATTGCTAGGCAAACCAGTTGCGGTATCAAACAACGTTCCTGCTACTTTGACCAAAGGAACCGGCACAGGTTTATCTCCAATTATTGCTGGCGATTTCAGTGAGTTCTTTGTAGGCCAGTGGAATAACCTAGTCGTAAAAGTGGATGACATTACGGGCGCTGACAATAGCCTTGTCTTCATCCGTTCTTACAGTTGGTGGGATTATTTGCTCAAGCGTCCTGAGGCCTTCGCCGCAATCAAAGACGTAATCACCATTTAATTTCAGCCACTGAGTCTAGAAGTTAATGATATTTTCTGAAGCTGACTTATTAGGATTACTGGAACCCTTTGGTGTTCCAGTAATTGCTTTCGCTGAAACAGGTGACCAATTCGAATTCAAGGCGATATTTAATAGAGGTCAGAAGGTTTTTGATGAAATGCTAAATGTTATTGCAATGGATACTAATTTAGTTTGTCGAACAAATGATGTAACTTCACTCGACCAAACTAATCCAATCCTTGTTGATAACATTAGTTATAAAGTAAGGGAATTAACACATGATACTGTCGGTATTACTACTATCGGGATAATTAAGGAATGATAATTAGTAAAAGACAGGAAATCTACAATTTAGTAAGTGCCTTACCTTATTCAGTATTTCAATGTCGTGTTGATGCATTTCAAGAACCAATGCTTAAAGCGGGCGTTAGTGTTCAAACTTTATCAAAGAAAAGAAGTAATTTTGATACTGGTGGAACACATGACGTAAATGAGCAAGTTGAAATCTTCATAACGATTACAAATCCTAATACTTACTTTAGTTTATTGGATGACGTAGTATTACTAATTGAAACCACTTT